CACACCGAGAACGCAAGCATTACCGCCGCCGCTGACACGCTGACCACCGTTTCCCTTTCCGGTTATGAGATCGTCAAGCTGGTTCAGATTTCCGATACTGTAATGACTATGAGCATTACCGCGTTTGAAAGCTGGATCGTCAATATGCTGGCGGAAGCTATCGCCCGCAAAGTCGAAGATTTGCTTATCAACGGCACGGGTTCTTCCCAGCCGAAGGGCATTGAAAACGCGAACACTTGGGGCGCGACCAACAGCGTTACCGTTGCAAAGACGGGCGCGCTTACCGCCGCAAACGTGCAGACGTTGATCGGGCTTCTGCCTTCCGGCTATGACCGTAACGGCAAGTTCGTTATGAACAAGAAAACCTTGTTCACCGACTTTATGCCGTTGCAGGACAACAGCAAGAACCACATTGTAACCGTTCAGAACAACGCGTACTTCGTGTACGGCTATCCCGTTCTTCTGTCCGATTACGTCGCGGATCACGAAGCCTTCTTGGGCGACTTCAAGAAGGTTTGCGCGAACCTCGCCGAAAATATCGGCGTGAAGAGCGCCTACGACATCGACACGAACAGCTACAAATATAGCGGTATCGCGATCTTCGATTGCGCGCCCGCTATCGGCGAAGCCATCGTGAAGCTGGTCAAGGCGACCGCCTAAAGCGGGAGGGCTGACAAATGCTTGACAAGGTAAAGCTGGCGTTGCGGTTGAGCGGGACGGCGCTTGACGGCGAAGTTTCCGATCTCATAAACGCGGCGATCGCTGATCTTCGCCTTGTCGGTATCAACATTCCGGCGGAAGCGGGATCGTCCAGTAAAACGCTGGGCGATCCCCTTCTTGATCGGGCGGTTGTGCTTTATGCAAAGGCGGAATTCGGCTTCAATGACGACGCGGAGCGTTACCGCAACGCATACGATTATTTGAAGTGCGCCTTGTCGCTGACCGCTGATTACACCGAAGAAAGCGAGGGCAAATAAATGAGATGGGGCGAACAAATAACATTGGTTGCCTTGTCTGAACCTTCGCCGCGCACGAACGAACACGGCTTCCCCGTCGCCCGCACAGAAACCGCGACAACGGTTTTCGCTGACAAGAAATCCGTGGGCTTTTCGGAGTTCTACAAGGCGCAACAGGCGGGCTATACGACGGAATTAAAATTCGACGTGCATTCCTTCGAGTATGAGGAACAGCAGATCGTGGAATATCCCGTTTCGAGCGGGAAACGGTATCGCGTCCTTCGGACGTACACGCACGGGAACGGAGAATTTACAGAGTTGACGCTGGTTAATCTTCCGGAAGCGGAAGGGGGCGGCAACAATGGCGAAGTTTAACGTTGTCGGGCTGGACGACGTACAAGAAGCAATGCTTCGGCAAGACGCGATCGTTGAAGAAGCCGTGCCGGAAATGCTCAAAGCGGGTGGCGCAGTAATGCAGAAGGCACAGCAAGAAGAGATCAAGACAAGGTTCAACAGCAGACGAAGCACGGGGGCGCTTCTTGCGTCCATCAAAGTATCCGCCGTGAAAGAGATTGACGGCGGAAAACGAGTTGAAATCTATCCGAACGGAAAGGACAAGCACGGAGTACGCAACGCGGAAAAAGGCTTCGTCCTGAATTACGGGCGTTCAAATATGCCCGCGCGCCCGTGGTTCACGGCGGCGAATGAAAAGGCGGCGGACGACGTTGTTTCGGAAATGCGCCGCGTATGGGAGGAAAAGCAAAATGAAGAACGTTGACAGCTTGTTAAAAGCGGAGCTTGAAAAGCTGGGCGTTCCCGTCGAACGCCTTAAATACTGCGGGAAGGCGGCTTGCTTTATCGTCTATCAGCTTGTCGTGGGGCGCGACACGTTCTTTTCAGACGATGAAGAGGGCGCGCAGGAATTCACGTATCAAGTACACGTCTATTCAAAAACGGATTACATCGACATTCTTCAACGCTTGAAAACAGCATTGAAGGCGGCGGGGTTCTACGCGATCACGATAGACGCGGAAACATACGAACAGGACACGGGATATTACCACGTTCCCGTTGAAATCAAGTATATGGAGGTATGACACATGGCAACAATCGGTTTGCGCGATCTTTACCGCGCACCCATCACGATCGGCACGTCCGGCGCGGAGGAATACGGAACGCCCGTGCGTATGGCGAAAGCTATTTCGGCGGAGCTTTCCGTTGAAGTCGCCGAAGCGATCCTTTACGCCGACGACGGCGCGGACGAAGTTGTAAAAGAATTCGTATCCGGAGAAATCACGCTGAACGTGAACGATCTTCTTCCGGCTGATCTTGCCGCCCTGCTTGGACAGAAGCAGGACACGGACAAGGTTGTTTACGGTTCTGACAGCGACGAAGCACCCTATACCGCAATCGGCTTCCGCGCGAAGAAGGCGGGCGGAACGTACAAGTACATTTGGCTTTACAAGGTCAAATTCGCGATCCCCGATGAAAACTACACCACGAAGGGCGACAGTATCGAATTTACCACGCCGGAGATCGTCGGGCAGTTCATCAAGCGTTCCGACGGCTTGTGGAAGGCTGAACACGTCGCAGAGCCTACGAACAGCGTGGCGACGGCTTGGTTTACTACCGTTCGCGAACCGAATAACGCGGGCGGCTGATCGAAATTGAAAGGAGGAACGGCGGGGAGCTTGAAAAGGCTTCCCGCCTTATTCTGTTATGAGTGCAATTAAAGACGGACGCTTCCCGATCGTGCTGGACAAGGAAAGACACCTTCTTTTCAGTTTGAACGCGATCGACGAAATGCAGGATAAATTCGGCGGCTTTGATCGCCTTGATACCGTGCTTTCCGGAAAGGACAGCATTAAAAATCTTCGTTGGCTTTTGACCGTGCTTTTGAACGAGGGCGCAGAGGACGACGAAGAACCGCTTACCGAAAAACAGGTGGGCAAGCTCATTCATACGGGCAATTTTGCCGAAGTGAAAACGGCTATCTTCAAGGCGTTTTCTATGGGCAACAACGGAACACCCGAACCGCCCGAACAGGACGGCGAGGACGACGAAGAGGACATCGAAAAAAACATGACGGCGGGCAAGGAATAATCGACCTTGCCCGCCTTCTTTATATCGGCGTAACGCTTCTTCGGTGGAGCGAAGCCGAAGTATGGCGCATGACACCGTATAAAATTTTGACGCTTTTCAAAATTCATCGTGAATTCAATCCGGATCGCTTCAAGCCAGTTCCGAAAGAAGTTGATATTGACGACGTGTTAGGGGGGATATAAATGGCGAAAGAAGAGCAGATCAAAACATCAATCGACCTTACAGGCGAAAAAGAGTATCGCGCCGCTTGCAATAGCATAAATTCTTCCCTTCGCGAAATCAATTCCGAAATGAAGCTGGCGACGGCGGAGTTTGCGGACAACGCTTCCGGCGCGGAAGCGCTGACGAAAAAACAGGAGATTTTGCAAAAACAGCTTGCGGAACAGGCAAAGAAAGCGGAAGCGGCGGAAGAAGCATTGAAGAAAATGCGGGAAGCGGGCATTGATCCGACCGATCCCGCCTATCAGAAAATGCAAACGAACCTTAACAACACAAAGGCGGAGATGGCGAAAACCGAAAAGCAGATCAAAAGCACTTCGGAAGAATTGAAAAGTTCCAAAGTGAATTGGGAAGCCGTCGGGGAAACCGTCGGGAAAGTCGGAAAAGCATTCGGCGCGGCGCTTGCCGCGTTAGGTGCGGCGGGCGCGGCTTCCGCTCTTGCAGGGCTGACGGTATCCGCTTCTAACTATGCCGACGACCTTATAACGCAAGCGACATTCACGCGGCAGACGACGGACGATCTTCAAAAGTACGCCTACGCCGCCCGCTTTATCGACGTAGAAGTAAACACGCTTACAAAGTCGATGGCAAAAAACATAAAGTCAATGGACAGCGCCCGCAAGGGTTCAGCGGAGTATGCTGACGCATACAAGAAGCTGGGCGTTTCCGTGACGGACGCGAACGGAGAGCTTCGCAACAGCAACGACGTTTATTGGGATTGTATCGACGCGCTGGGTTCTATTCAGAACGAAACGGAGCGGGACGCGCTTGCAATGCAGTTGTTCGGCAAATCCGCGCAGGAATTGAACAGCGTTATTGAAGCGGGTTCGGAAGCGTTCAAGGAATTAGGCGACGAAGCGGAACAAATGGGCTTCATTCTATCGGAGGACGCAGTAAACAGGCTGGGGGCTTTCAACGATAAATTACAAGTGCTTCAAGCCGGAGCGGAAGGGCTGAAAAACGCAGCTTCTTTGATCGCTCTTCCTTTCCTTGACACGCTGGCGGGCGAAGGTATCCCGATTATGACGAAGTTTTCAAAAGCCGTCATGGACGCGGAAGGCGACGTAACGAAGATGGCGGACGCGCTGGGCGAAGGGATTTCCGACGTTCTCAATCTGATTGTTGAGAAATTGCCGGAGTTTATCGACATGGGCGTTCAAATGGTAACGTCTTTGATTTCCGGCATTGTATCGAACGCGCCGACGATTGCTTCGGCGGCGGTGCAGATTGTTGAAACGCTGGTTGAAGGCATTGCGGAGCTTTTGCCGCTTCTTATTGAGGGCGCGGCGCAGTTGATCGCGGGGCTTGCGACCGGATTAGCGAAATCGCTTCCGAAACTTGTTCCGACGATCGTTGACGTTGTATTGAAGATCGTTCAAACGCTGATCGACAATATCCCGTTGCTGATTGACGCGGCGTTACAGCTTATCACGGGGCTGGCGCAAGGGATTATAAACGCGATCCCCGTTATAGTAGCGGCGCTTCCGCAGGTAATAACCAGCTTGATCGACGGCTTGCTTTCCGCGATCCCGCAGATCATTCAAGCGGGTATCGACCTTCTGACGGCGCTTGTTGCCGCGCTTCCGGAGATTATAGCCGCAATCGTAGAAGCGATCCCACAGATCATAGACGGGATTATAACGGCGCTTACGGAGAATATACCGCTTATCATTCAAGCGGGAATTGATCTTCTTGTCGCGCTCATACAGGCGTTGCCGGAAATCATTGTGACGATCGTTCAAGCAATCCCGCAGATAATCAGCAGTATTGTAAACGCGCTGATCGGCAACATCGACCAAATCATTATGGCGGGCGTTCAGCTTTTCGTGGCGCTCATTCAGAATTTGCCGACGATCATAGTTGAAATCGTGAAGGCAGTTCCGCAGATTGTTTCCGGCATTGTGCAAGCGTTCGCGTCGCTGGGCGGGGAGCTTGTAAACGCGGGTGCAAACCTTCTTCACGGCTTGTGGGAAGGTATCAGCGGCGCGGCTTCGTGGTTGTGGGAAAAGGTATCCGGCTGGGCTTCGTCCCTTGTTTCGGGTATCAAGGACTTCTTCGGCATTCATTCCCCGTCAACGGTATTCGCTGAAATCGG